CAACGACGATGTCCGATTTCGTGGAGTTGAGCCGCACGGTTCCGCTCGGAAACTCTGCCGAGAAGAAAAGCACAACGCGCAATTCCGCGGCTCCGAGTGCTGTAACGACTGATGCATCCAGGTCTCTGCTCATGTCTCATTGGGTTGTTCACTGCGCATATTGAGCCTCGAAGGAAATCCGATAGATAAGCCCCACGTCCACTGACACGACGACAGAGCCCGGAACCACACGCAGCGGCATTGCCGCCTTGTCCGACACGTCGGATGAGACGTAGCGCGTAACGTCCTCCAGCCATTTATTGTCGCCGTTCTGGAGGTCGCGAAGGAACTTGAGTGCGAGCAGTCCGTTCGTCTGCTTCATCGGCGGGAACGTGAAAACAAAATGATAGTCCTCGCCGCTCCATGTCTGCGCCTGCGTCAGAAGCGTGTACGGCGAGACATGGCGCGCCATTACTTTCCGGTAAGAAGGCTCAACCTTCTGCCAGCCGGGAATCGAGGGTTTCGTGATCGTCGCCATGGCATTACCTCCGCTGCCGGTCGCGCTTCCGAATTTCGCCAATCGTCGCCTCGCTGTGTAGGCGCAGAATCGGAACCAGTTCCGCGCGGGAAACACCCGCCTGGATGTTGTACGTGAATGCGTAGGAATCGCCACCGCCAACGCCTGCCGCTGCAAGACGGTTGTTCGGGATGATCGTGCCGTTCACGTTCGGCTGAAAGTACTCCGGGCCGTTCTCATTGACCTGATACAGCATGCCAGCAGAGACCGGGCCGCCGCTTGCTTTCGCGCCTCCAAAGGAGCTGAAGAGAGTCGGCAGGATGTTCGATCCGCTGAGCCCGAAAATGGTATTGAGGATTGGATTGATGATCGCGAGACGCGCCAGCATTTCCATGACTGATTTTGCGATGACGGTTGTCAGCGATTTGAAGGCATTCTCGCCGGAAATCACCATGTCGGCGAATGCCGAGGACGCACGATCTCCGACAGAGTCGAAGATTTCATACATCTTCTTTTGGAAGACCGTCCAATCCGCAACCAATGTTTCCGGCGTGTCTTCGTCGATGTCGAAGCGCACGCCTGAGAGCGGTGTTGCGCCGCCGCTCGCCCTCTCCCAGGCATCAGCACGGATGCGAACGGCCTGCGCGGATGTCAATGCGCCCTACTTCTCAAGCGTGTTGATCCGCTCAAGCTCCTTCCGGTAACGTTCCATCGGTGTCAGCACCGCGTCAAACATGCGCGCGCCTTCTTCCGATAATTCCGCCCGGTGTTTTCGCGCCCATTCTGCGGCATCTGATTCCGCCTTTAGTTTTCCGCGCAACTGCTGGTCGAACGCCGCAACGGCCTGCGCGATCTCACGATTGTTCGTTTCCAACGCAGCCTTGCTGGCCTCCGCCGCAGCCTTCCCCATGGACCGGGACAACTTCTCAATCTCAAGACTTATCTCCTCAATCTGCGCGCGAACTTCCGCCACTTTTTCGGCGCCGAGCTGGGGGCCGAGCAAGCGGAGTGCCTCCTGCATCTCCTTCACGAACGGCGCCGCGCCAAGTGTTGGCCGAGCCCGCTCGGATGCATTATAGCTCGCCTGCTGTTCCAGTGCGCCCCGCTTGATGATCTCCTGCGCCTGCCCTCTGGCGATGTCCAGTTTCAGGATTTCCTGAAGCGCCGCACGCTCCTTTTCCAGTTTGGCAAGCTGCTGTTCGTCTGTTCGCCCAAGTCGCAACCTTGCCTCAACCGCGTCGCGCGTGCGCTCCGTCAATTTGAGAATGCGTTCAGCCAATTCCGCCTGCTCGCGGAATCGGTCCGTGATCTTTTCCAGAACGGTATTGATGACTGCAAACGACGATCCAAGCCCGATGCCTTTCAGGAAATCTCCTCCGAGCTTCGCAGCGGAGAACTTCCGCTGCACGTCGTTCGTCATACGATCGACTTCATTTCGGATGTTTGAAGCCGTCCGCCGCGCCTGATTGTCCGCGCGGTTGAACTCTGCCACAAACTGCGATGCGTCTGCCGAGACAGTCGCGAATAGGCTTCCGATTGATCCACTCATGACCGATGAACGCCTTTCTTCACGAGCCTAGAGCGCACGCGCTCAATGCCTTTCTTGATGCCAGCCAAAATAACCGCCTCGCTGACGCCCTTGTTTTCCGCAACAGCCGGACGAAGAAACGGCTTTGCCGGAACAACGCCACCAGACTTGCCCGTTGCGTAGCGCTTGATGCGATCCGTTGTGACACGCCGCCACACTGATTTGCCGGTCTTCGTGATAACGCGGGCAAACTTGGTCTCGAAGACGTCGCGAAGCGTTCCGCCCTTCGCAATCGTGTGCCCGAACTCCACCAGGTGCGCATAGCGCGATGGCTGGTCTGCGCCCCTCCTGTCGGCCTTTTTCCCGAGCCGTTTCCCGGCGCTGTAATACCTGCGGTCCGGGCCGATCACTGCTACGGCAACCGCGTTCTGCTTGTACTTGCGAACAAGCGAGGAAATCGACCTTTGAAGCGCGCCTGTAAGCCGCGACTTCGCTGCGTGCCGCTTGGCTGATTTGACGATTGGCTTTGCGGCCTCGCCCACCGCCGTTGCCAGAATGTCCGCCTTGAGTTCGCGCGGGATCCCCTGAAGGCATTCCGAAATGCCCTCAAGTCTCACGATTCGTTGAAACGAACTGTTGGCCATTTATTCCTCCGTTATCTCCGGGAAGTTGGCTTCGACGTTGCTTTGGATGCTTATCATTCTAGTCTTCAGTTTCGTCCGACGAGTCGATCTCGCAGAAGTCTTCAGCAGAAACGGATGGCGCCCCTTTCGCCCTGTGGATATTGACCAGCAGCGCCAGGAGCCGGGCATGACGCATTGCTATGCGCCTTTCCCTGAGCCTCCACGCGCGATCAAGTTCCCTCATGTCTCGGTTTGTAAGGGTTGCCCATTCGTCGGATGTGATGCCGAGTTCGACGCGTGCAAACGCTCGTTCCCGGCAGAGTCGTTTTTTGCACTGTTTGGACTGGTATTGTCCGGCATACCCATGACGATTGCATCAGTAAGCAGCCGTCCGACCTCTGCGGTGTTGTCGTTCGTAATATGCTCCGACAGATCTTCCGGGGTCTCGTATCCATGTTTCTCATACATGCATGCCCATAGCCATGCACAAAGAGCGCCAAACGCTTTCTTTGGATTACCCAGGTCCGTAAGGTCATAAGGACGGTCGAGCGAAGCCATGCGGTATCGCGCGCGATTGTCGAACCGCACGCGATGCACCTTCCCGCCGAGTGCTATCGAAAGGAAATGTTCAGCCATCGGATTAGGTGAATGTAACGTTTCCGCTTATCTTAATTTCCATCGTAGCTGAGAATGCGCCGTTCACCGGAAACGATAGGGTGATGCCCTTAATGTATCCGCTGAAATCAATAACCTTTGAGTCAACGCATGTTACCTTGAAGACGGTCAACGTATTCGCAGCAGCTCTGGTATGCATCGCCGCGTGATGCGTGTTTGTTCCGTCCCAGATCAACGGAACTGTAAACGACTGAGTTCTGGCTGTGCCGAGAGTTGTCTCCTCGAAGCCGCCCGAACTGTCGTGAGTTGTGACGTCAATATCGTCCTTTGTCCCGATTAGAGGGATGTCGAAATCCCCGACGCTTGGAATCGTCGAAAACACGGAGGGTCCGGTCGATGACTCGTAGGCGAGGATTGTGCCTTTTGCTGCTTTCTTAGCCATTGTGGTTTATGTGTCTAGGGTTTGGTTTCCTGTGCGTGTATGCACAAATTCACTACGCCGCTTCGTTGTGCCAGATCGTGAAATCGATCGAGCAACTGAACAAATTCACGTCGTCTGAAAACAGGTCCTCCTCGTTGCTCCACGTCGCCGGGCCGTCCGCATGATTTCCCTCGATGACGGCCTTGACCGCAGCTCGAACCGCCGCCGCATCGGCATAGCTTGAGCCGACGCACGTAACCTGAACAGTGTTCTCCACGAGTTGCGCCGTCGCATCGTGGCTATCCTGCGGGACGGTCGCGATCCGCTGCCAGAAAAGATAAGGCGTCGCCGGATGCTGCGTCGTCATGACCGCGAACGCACGCGTTCCGACCAGCGCCGTAATCGACGCATCGGAAAGAAACGCTGCCATGCGTGCATCAAAGGTCATGGCTTCAGTGCCCTCCCGAACACGCGTTGAAATGGCGTCCGATCCTGCGGCAGAATGTACGTGATCTCGTACTTAAGCCCGTCGAGGGTCCGCAGCCTGTCACGCTCCGTGAGCCCGCTATTGCTGCGGATGATAAACGCAGCATCCGCCTCGGCTGCCGCCTGACCGGCAGCGCGAAATTCGCGCCCGCCAGGATAGTCGATCTTCGCCCAAATCTCGGGCGATTGGTCCGCAAAGGTCCGCGTAGGCGCGCCGTTCGCGTCGCGCCCTTCGGTGCACTTCTCAATCGTGACTGGCTCTGTCATGTTCATTTCGTCGCCTTCGTCGCCGGCCCCTTGACTTCGCGAACGCTCGGCACTTTCAGCCCGCTTTCATTGTTCTCGTCATGAAGCCGCCAGACCCACTCCTGCTGGTCGTCAACGGTCCAGATTTGCCCGAAGCGAAATGCGTATTCGCGCTTAAGGTCCTCGATGTCTCGGCGCGTGCTGGCGACGCCCTGGCGCACTTCGTCGCGTATGTCGCGGACGAAATTAGCGCACGCCCAACCCGCCCAAACGAGCGTTGCGATGCCAGCGAATGAGAACGAAACGGCTGTTTTTTGGGTGATTGTCATGACGAGATCAGGGTTGATGGGTTGAGTCATGCATGCTTGGAAATGCGGCGTTTCTCGTGACGATCAAGAAAGCCGTCAAAAATGGTTGTGGCCAATTCGCCAGCCGCAGGATCCTTCTGGCGGAGGACGGAAATGCCCCTGCCGAGTGCGACCGGGATGCCGCCAAATGCGATGCGGACGTACAGCCATCCGGCAGCCAGAATGACCGCAAGCCCGATCAGGCCCCACTTGATGAGCCGCATGTTGCGAAGCTCGTTGGCAAGGGCGTTCTCACGCTCGAAGCCGGATTTGAGGCTGGCGTTGGCGGCGTCGAGTTTCGCATTCAGGTCCGCAATCGTGCTCGTGGCGGTTGCGAGTTCGGTGCGACGCAAGGCTCTTTCGCTTTCGCCCTGTGCCCGCAGTTCCGCATTCTCGCTTAGGAGCAGGTCGACCTGGGATTTGAGCGCACCGGTTTCCGCGTAGGTGAGCGGACCGGCGACCTGATCGAGTGCCGAGACGGCGACGGAATTGCTTTCCTTGGCCACTTCGACGGCGCGTGAAGCCGGAGCCACGTCAAGAGCGAACCGCGTCTCATGGACCGCCCGTTGCGCTTCCTTCGTCACCTTGACCGAAGCCGCGTTTCTCTGCTCCGTCAGGTTCTCCACCTTGCGAGCCTCACGTCCGCTCCCCCAAGTCATCGGATTCCACCAACGGACATTTGAGCCCGAAGCCACGCAACCGCTGAGGATCATGACTGGGAGGATTAGCGGCATAACCATGAAGCGCGTCATGTGGAAACAGTCGCAGCGTAG